CCGACTGCCAGCTTGCAGCCATCCTGCGCCCATGCGTAGCAAAGGCGAGAAGTGCCATCGTCTGACAGACGATTAGAAGTGATGAACTTGAACCCAACAAACGTGTCGATATCACCTTGGACCAACGCCTTGACGGTGTTGAAATCCGAAGAAGTGACGCTGGTCGTGTTGAGCAGGTCTTCGATCTGCTCGGGGCTGACAACGATATAACGCGGAATAGATGGATCAACGCTTTGGGCGTCGAGCAGCTTTTTCGCGGATACCAGCTTGGCAACCGTTAGGCCGGCAGAACCATGTGCGATTTTCTGGCCGCTTGGGAACGCCGTAGAGGTCGTTCCTTCCTTGCCGGTCTTCGCGGTTCCACCAAGTGCGCTGATGATGGTGTCGTCCATCGCACGACCAATCGCCGCCGCAGCCGCACGGGCATACGAGGACGTCGGGTCGATCAACATACGAACCTTGTCAGCATCGTCAATGTAACAGTTCAGCCAAAGGCGCTAACTCTGACCCGCTTTCGCTGCCTGCGGTTTCCCGCAGGATCGGACTATATCTTCCCTCTGTGAGGGCTGGGCGCTTCCACCGCGCTTGCGGTGTACTCCTTGCGGATAGTCTCTGAACCTTCTCTTTCGAGCTTGGCTGCTGATTGGCATATCCTTGCGGACTTAGCTTTCCAGCAGTTCACCCAGTTACGACCCCATTGAGGTCGGCCCATTCGTATGTGGTTAGGCTAACCATACGCCGAGAGTGCGGTGTTTCAACGAGGGGTGTATCCAGAATCTTCAATAAGAGACGCTACACTCTTACCGGCTGTCTAGCAGCTCCCGACAATCTCTTGACGGCTGAGACTATATCATCATCCCGTAGGATGCCCTGCGCTTCGGGCCGCTTGGCCCTACTCGCTTGCGCGATAGTCGTTGAACCTTCTCTTTCGAGCTTGGCTGCTGATTGCCCTCGGCTTCACGTTAGGGTGTCCCAGCAATTCACAGGGTTTTCATTTGGCTGTTACCAGCCAACGCTCCAACTAAATAGAGTGCCTCGATGACCGCGCTACTGCGGCTGCTTCTCCGACCTGGTCGAAAAAGGCTTTTTCGCCGGTGACACTTTCCGTATCAACGGCTCCTCGCAACAGACTTCCCATCTGCTGCGAGAGCATAGCGACGTTGGAACTGAATTGGTTCACAAACGCCGTATTCACCTGAGTTGACATAACTCATGCTCCTACAGTTGTGGTTGGAATGTATGCGTGGGTTATCAGGCTTGCGCCTGGCTCACTGTCGGTTAGGCCGACTGATCCGCCTTACTCACAGGCTTGCGCCGCGGGGCCTTGGGCTTATCCGCGGGTTTCACGAACATGTAGTATTTCTCAGCGAGATCTACAGGGTCGTTTATCGTGCGCGCGCTGCCGAACTGTACGGCAAGGCGCAGGCATTCTAAGCGCAATTCATCATTCTCCATGAAGCACCTCTCTCAGGCGTAACACCTCCTCGACAGTGCGGTCATGGTCTGGATGTTCTTTGACCCAATACGGGCCATTCGCCATTGTTAATTCAGAGATACGGTCTTGCAGCTCAGTGTCGCTGACACTGGGCCGACTGTCGCGACCGGCAAAGCCATCCTCGCCGGTTGCTTCCGCAACTGTTTCTGCCACGCTCACAAAAAACTTAATCATCTCTGGGTTGTCGCCCAGGAGCGTGCCATCGCTCAGCGTAATCTCAGACAACGCTGGAGCATCTAGCTCTTTCATCAAATCGTTTGCCAGGCCCAGCCGGTCTTCCCAGTTGTTCCCCAGCTCCTCGCGCAGCTGGCCGGTTACCTTTTGCTCATGCGCTTCGCGATCAGCCTCGGACATTTCCTGCGGCGTCAAATTGGCTTCCGCAAACTCCGCATACTTTTCAGCCAGTATTGCGGCCTGGCGGTTATTCAAACCAACTTCATGCGCTGTTGCGCGATACCAGTCATTAAACTCGCCAGCGTCTTCGCCCAGCTGCAGCTCGTATGCATCTGGCGTGTCAGGTCTGCCCAGCTTGTTGTAGACAAGCCCCCAGTCCTCATCAGTGCCCCAGTTACCAGGTATCGCGACTTTGTCCGCGCCCACCATTTTCTGAGCATTAATGTATGACTTCGCCATCGCATCGATTGAGCCTATGTGCTGCAACGATGTATCGCCGCGTAAATCCTCAGAGATCATCGATCTCCAGTCCTCACCTTCAGACGGGGTTTCCGCTTCCGCGACCTCCGCTACCTGCTCTTCGGACATGTGTAATTACTCCTCTGGTTGTTGTTGATCCTTCAACATTGAATGTATGAACAGCACAACATCACGCTGCCCTTCTCTAAATGCCGTCTCATTTGAGTCCGGCACGTAGCTGGTACGCCACAGGCCAAAGCGGCGTTCGATGTCATTGAGCAATGCCTGGCCGTCTTCAGATTTAAAAACTGATTTGTACGTTTTTTTAAGATCGTCAGGCGTCATGCCACCTCGCCGCCAAGAATTTCTTCGGCTTGTTCGACGTCAAGTTCTGGGTCACCAACAGCGCGTAACGCTGGTGCGGCTTCTCCTGCAGACGTTGCAACTTGCTGCATCATTGCCATTTCTTGCTGTTGTGCAGCTGCTTCGGCTTTCTGTTCGCGGATTTCCTCAACCTCTGCATCACCGCGGACAATGACTGCCGGTGTTCCGGTTACCTTGATGATGTGCTTGGCAAGGCCATCCATGTCGAGATAATCGATAATGTTCTGATCCAGCTGCATCAGCGGCATGAGGAACTCGACCATCTGCAACGCGCCCTGGATATCGCCAGACCGCTGTGCCTTCGCCAGTGGCGATACATATTCAATTCGGAAATCATCGAGGCCACTGCCTGCCAGGTCTTCTGTCTGCAGCTCTTCGGGGAACGGATCGAACTGCCGCTGGCGTGACAGGATCTCGAATGTCCGGTCGATCAGCGGCTGTAGCAGCTCAGCTTGCAGGCGTCCAAGGACAGGGCCAAGCAGGCGCATTTTTTCTTCAGTTCTCTGGACAACTTCCGTGGCCGTCATCTGGGGCCCAGTGCCCAGGATCAGCTGGTCAACATAGAACGCTGCGCGTATCGCGGTGCGCCGTTGGTCGAGTTGTTGTTCGCCCAGCGGGTTGTTTGCTCCGATGTTCAGCGGTTCAATTCTGTCGCGTGTACCTGACCTATAGAAGTTCAATCCGCCGGGCGTAGTCCGCACTGGCAGCATAAAGCCATCATCAGGGACCATCAGGGGTGGGTGTATCTGCAGCTGGGATGCCCGTATCACAATTTCGGACATCTTGTTGACCATCTTTGTATCCGGCAGTGCGGTCATCGATGGCGAGCGGCCATACCCCAATTCAAAAGACGCTTTGAGAAAACGCGGTACGCAATACGGAAACTCATCATACCCGCCTTCGCTCATAATCTGTTTCTGATCAGGATCGATGTAGAGCGAGGCAAATGGTTTATTTAGCGCGTTACGGCGGCGCTTGTTGCGATCATCACGCGGCATAACAACGTGAAGCAATTCAATTTCGCCGTATGGATTTTCTTCAACCATCTTGGCGATGCGCTGCGTGATGCCGTCACCAAACTGCTTGGCAGCTGCACGCGCGGTCGTCTTGTACTCGCGGAACACGGTATCAACGCGCCCGTCTTCATTTTCGGACACATAGCATTCGGCAATGTGCCTGGTCGAAAACCGCACACCGTCCTTGCCCTCGTCCTCTATAAAGATGACGCCGGTGCCAAACGTCACCAGGTCAGAGTAAAGCTCGTGGATCTGCTCTTGAAAGTTGGACCGGGCCAGATGCTGGTACATGACCTCGGTCGCACCTTCCAACCACTCTCGCGCAGTGTCGTCCTGGTTAAAATTATCCTCACGATACGCCAGTGAAAACCACGGGGTGGACGCATTGGTAAGCATCCCATGCAGGGACGCCGCCATCAGCTCGGCCGCATGGATAGCGGTGCCGTCAAAGATCAGCTCGGTGCGCTTGTCACCAGGCGTGCGCTTCTTCGTGATGTCGGCTTTACGCGGAACGATGTAGTCCGCAATTTCCTGCCAATGCGTTTCCCAGTGGGACCGCTGCGTTTGGAGCGTCGAGTACCGCTTCATCAAGGCGGCAGCGCGAGGATCATCAGCCATTAGCTACCCAGCAACGTCTTCTTTGTGGTCTCGGCCGCAGTCGTTAGCCCCATACCACCTGTGACATTTGTCGCAGCTTGTCCGCGGCGTCGGCGCAGTTTCTTTTCAGTGCGCTCCGCTTCCTTGACCTCTGTCGGCTTGACGGGCGGGTCCGGTGGGGGCGGTGGTGGCGGTGGTGGCATGGGAGGGGGTGGTGGAGGTTTCGGCAGAAATTTACCCATCAGAGGCTCGCTTTCATTGTAGGTCCGCAATCGCGAAACCCGTTCCGTTTAAGAAGGTTTACAAACAGGCGTTGCTCGCGGTCTTCCAGCTCCGCAGTTGCGGTTGAGTAGACGGCCAGGCAATCGTGGTCTTGTGCGTATTCAAAAATGTAGTCGAGTAAGAGCCGCGCCGCGTTGGTGCGTCGGCCTTCGGGCAGTACCCAGAACTTGATTACGTAACAGAGCGGCTGCGTCCAAAACTCTTTAGACACCGCTAGAATGATTGCGCCGATCACTTCGCCATTGTCATCAGCGACTACAATTTCGCGGTCGTCGTAGATAATGAACTCGCGCAGGTATTCGCGCGCACTTTCTATATCTACCTGGCCGACAAACCGGCTCTCAGCGTTCGCGTCTTCGACCATCTCGACAAGCGCCTGCAGGTCATGCTCGGTCGCTGTCCGCAGGATAATCACGCGATAGCCCTGGCAAACGGGTTGTAATCCATCTCGGCATCGCGCTGCGGTGCCTGGCCGGTGCCGCGTTGCCTCGGTATTGCCACTGCCGCGTATCTCCAGGCATCAGCTGCATGGGACGCCCAGTCATGGACCGGCGTAGCGCGGAACGTGCGGAGCCGTTCATTATAAGCGCGGTGGTACTGTCTCAGTGCTTCCAGACCCGCCTTACAATTGTCTCGATCAAACCAGCAACGCTCGATGAGCAGCTGCGCAGCATGGATGCCATCTTCGACCGGAAGTTTCGGCACCACGCGGAAATTGATGCCCAGATCCCACGCAGTTTCGCGGCGACTTTTGCCACTACCCAGCTCACGCACGTCGATATCATGCGGTGCGTTGTGGTCACCATATAAATAGCCACGTCTCGATAGTATCTCCACATAATGTGGAAGACCTTCATTACGGGCTTCATAATAGTCGATAACATGTACCCTGCCCCCTGGCAGCGATTGCGTAAACCAAATGGCAGTGCTGTCGCCTATACCGAGATCCCAATGCGTATCCACCTTTAAGGCCCGGTCATAGGGCACTTCCGTTATGCGCCCGTCTTCCAGAGCCTTCTGCAGCTCCTTACCGAAAATGGCACCAGGTATGTTGGCTACCCAGGAACACTCAAATTCCTGTAAGTACTGGTCCTCAGTCATCATGGACCGCGCGGCCGTCAGCTCGTCAGGCGGCACGATGCCAGTCTCCGACGCTCTATACGTGACCGCTAACCAGTCATCCTGATCCGTTGCCTGCTCGAACAGGTCATAGAACGCATTGTGCCCCTGGGGCGTGCCAATGAAGTAACAGAACGTAGGCACGTCAGGGTCGTTGCGATCAGACAACGCAGGCCGAATGATCTCTGGAAAGATGCTTTCCGGTTGCTGCGCCATTTCATCCATGACGCATCCATCTAGATAAATTCCGCGCAGACTATCGGGCTGCTCAGATCCCAGCAGCTGTATCCGCGCCCCGTTGGGCAAGTCCACCCTCAACTCAGTCTCATGGAACCGCACACCAGGAATATCGCGCGCATACATCTTCGCGTAGTCCCAGGCGACCTGTTTCATCTGTCGATACGTGGGCCCGATCATCGCGAAGCGCGGGTTGGGCCGCTGGCACATAATCGCCGCACGCAGCAGGTGATTTACCGCCATCACAGTCTTGCCCCACCGGCGATGGCACACAATGACCGCCCAGCGGTAGGTGGTTAAGTCGTTATGCAGCTCAGCCTGTAAAGGCCGCGGAGCATACGGGATTGTGATATTTGTCAATGTTGGTTACCGTTGTCGCATGGATGAAGACGAACGCAGACAAAGAGCCCCGTTAGCATCAGAGACAATGGACCCTGCTAAAAGGGCGTGGATGGGCGCATACATGGAGGCTGCGCAAAAAAACATGCAGGGCGAACAAATCGACGCCGACCTGCTCGCTAAAGGCAAAGATATCGTTGCTCGGTGGTTGGACAAAGACATTGCAGCCAAGCCGCCTGCCGATAACGTGACGCGCATGGAAACAGGACGGCACCACTACTTTGAGAACGCCTTGCAGCACTACCTGGCTGACAAGGAAGAGCATACAGAAGAGCAGCTAATCGAGCTGCGCGTTGCAACGCTCACTGTGTATCACAACGTCGTAGGATGGCTGCATGACGGCCTGCCAGCTAACGACGACTAGTGTACCCCGCCCTCTACCTCTAGGTGGTAAGCGTCACCCATCAGCTGGTACAGGAACATGTGCGCGTCTGAGGGGTCCACAAAGCCCGTTATGTCTATAACCAGGCGATAAGTGCCGTCCTCGCGTTCTACTGTGAACGCTGAGTAAACGATTTCGTCTGTGAAGATGGCAGACACTCCATTTCGGGTATATTATACGTATTACTCTAGCGCCCCTTTTCCTTGGGGGGTGGGGGGGCCTCGCCAGGGAATCGCGGCTCTCAATCGACCCCTATCTCGATGCAGCGGGTCGCAATCCCGCCACACCACCGCAGAACTCTGCGGATTACAGCAGAACCTGGTACCGTCACGATACCAAACCGGCCGGGGCCTGCCTCGATCCGCAGAATACTTAGGCTTCTAAGTTTCTCGCGCGCGTAGCCAGGCCAGACAGGACACATATTATATATACCCCTACCCCTTTCGCCTGTTCCCTACTCTCGACATAACCGACAGGTTACCCGGCCGGTTATCCCTCGCATTCCCATTGCGATGGTCCACTTCCTTGCCATCACCTTTCCGTACACGTCCTGCCTTCATCATGCTGCGTCGAGCTGCGTTACGCCCTGCTCTACGTTTCTTCTGTCCAGGCTTCGCATGGTACGTGTCGTACTCTTTGCGGTAATCCCTAGCCATCTGCAGGCTCAACAACAGGCTCACCATTGTCCCACGATATGGTGATAGAATTGTTCTGCGGCTGGTCTTCCTTTTTATCTCTCAGCCCATACGGCTGTATCCTGGCAAAGGTCCACTTCAGCGTATCGATCTCTAGCCGCCTACGCTGTACCTCGGCATTGAGCTGCCGCGGATCTGCAGTCTCATCAAGCGGAGCTGTCGCCAGGTCTACCAGCTGGTCAGCATAGAACTCAGCCTGCAGCACTCTGCCCTTCCGATACATCTCGTACAGCTCTTCATCTTTCTGCACGGCGCGGGTCACGCTGCGATAGCTGGGCATACCATCTGCCTTGACGATTTGGGTCAGGCTTTTGCCTTCAGCCAATCCATCACAGATCGCCTGCATCTGGTCTTCAGTAACAGCCATGCATTCGCTCACAAAAAAGGGCCGGTGTTTTGCACCGGCCAGTTATCAGGGAGGCTTCCATTGGAGGGAAAAAACAAAACCGCCAACTTATCTACATTATGACTATTTTGACGGCATTGACAACATATATTGATTCTATGTGTCTATGGCCTTGACATATTGTGTCAAGGACCCCATATAAGATCTGTAACCAAGGAGGACCACATGGAAAAAGTCAAAATCGAGAATGTCAAAAAGGGTGAGTTTGTTCGTCGCAAACTTGACGCCAAGACCACCTTTACAAAGCAAGGCTACTGCCGCTTTGAAAAGAAATATCAGCTGGACGATTACGAAGATATCAACCGCTGCATCTACTTAACAAAAGGCACCGACGTATACGTTGGCTTTGACTACTAACGTAGCTACACCAAATACCACAACGACAACAAGGCGGTCTCGTACCGCCTTTTTGCTGTTCGCGGATCACAATGCGTGATCTTGCTAATCATCTTCCAGCTAGGGCCCCGGTCGCGATACGCTGCACTGTGTGCTACTGCCCATAGCATTCGCCGATCATCAGCGTCAGGCAAACGCAGCACCAGCTCCATCACATAACCATATTCATCTATAAGCACAGCAGTCGGCCGCGGCAGTCTCGGCTCGATATCGCTGTAAGCATACGCGGTCCACTCGTTAGGATACTCAGGCCAGCTCGCCATCTTCTGCTTACGCAATGCGGCAGGCATGGCACGCTCAGTCTCAGCTGCCCTCACCAGCATGTCATGCAGGTCAGTTACCAGCGCAGGTTCAAACGTGCTTCGACTTTTGTAAGCCATCCGCGCAGCTCCTGCTCATTCATCACTGCTACACCAGCTGCCAGCTCGCCATAGCCTGTTGCGCTGTACTGCGGCCGCAGCTTGCGCAGCACACGGTCAACCCGCCAGGCAAGCTCATCAGTCTTGCGCCGATCAATCGCGTTTACATAATTTGCATTGGAATATCGCGAGACTGCAGATATATGCCTGCCTATATCTGCAACTTGCTTAGATTTATTAAGATAAGATTGGGGTGCAGATCTGGATGCCGATATCTGCTGCCTATATATGCCCGGTTCATAACATTTTTTTTGGCCTTCGAGAACCTGGTCAACGAGTCGCCAGAACTCTTTTCTAGAGTTATCCCCCACAATCGTCACTTATACACGGCCAGGTATAACCTTTGCCCTGACATTTGTGACACTCAGCCTCGTAAACCCGATAGCTCTGCCAGGGGCTGTAGTCGCTGACACCGCCGATGATAGATTCGTATTCACACCGGCCGGTGCCTTCGCACTGCTCGCACTCTATTTCCTGTCCAGCCATTCCGCCTCCGCAGCTGCAGCGCAGACAGGGCACGCATCGATGCCGCCGATCTTTACCACTTGCTCTACCGTTTCCCAGGCCCAACCGACATCTGTCAGCACTTGCTTGTTTACGATGTCTTTCAGCTGACGCATTGGCCGTTCAATAACGCCCTTGCCGTCGCACTCTCTGCACGTCATGGCACGTAGCGCCGCCTGCTAATCTTGATCTCTGTGATCTGCACGCCTGGGTACAGCGCCTCGACCAGCTTCTTTTTCAACCGATAGACTGGCGTTGGCTTGCCTTTGACATCCTCGACAACGACATGCCCCGCTTGGTCCTGCGGCCCTTTTGCTTTGCTGAAGTATCGAAAGTCCGCGATGTAATTGCAGATCTTGTGCCCGTTAACGCTGACCTCATACTTTGGCTGCAGCTCCAGCTGATCTATTTCGCCTGCCTTGGCTAGCTCTCGCAGCTGGCAATAGCGTTCTGCCTCTGCCTTGCTGGCAAACGTGATGCCATCGATTTCAGTGCGAACAGCGCGGTACTTCGTCATACCACCCGCCTCGCCCAGCTGGCCGGCACGATGATAGTTGGAAGCGGCTGGTCATCGCTCGGCTCCCAGTCGCCGCTCGCAACCCAGTCATCGAACAAGTCCGGTCGCTGCAGTTCGACGCAGGCCATGCTGCTGACGCTCGTTTCTCGGCCCTGGAAGATTTTGCCGTGGCCGTCATAACCGGCCTTTTCCAGTTTATACCGATCTGTAAAAGTCATTGGCTGTTACCGCGCCGTCCGTCATCTGCATGATCTGCCGCAGATACTTGGCGCTGGGTTTAAAATGATTGGGGTGGTCCTCCGGGAGGCACCAGCGGCGAACAATGGTTGCATGTGGCGCGCCTGCCATCCGCGCCAACTCGCTGTATGACCAACCCCGGAGGTTCCTGTACTCGTTTAATGTCATGCCCTGACGTTAAATTGACATAACGTGTCAAGTAAAGGGGGTGTGTGACATTATTTGTCAATCAACATCACTTGAAATGCCATTATTGATCCCACATACTCTAAACCTGAAAAAAAAGTTGGTGGGAAAAATGGTCAACAATCTTAAAACGATTGCAAAGCGTGCCGGTTTCACTGGCAAGGCTCTTGCAGAAGAAAGGGGCGTCACGCCCGAAACTGTCAGCCGACACATGACGGGTCGCGTAAGAATGTCGCTTGAAGACGCAGGCGACTACGCAGCGATACTAGGTTGCACCGCAGAGGATATTCTTTTTGATCCGCGCACCGTTCCAGTCTTTGGAACATGCGACGCTGATCACGTCGTGACGCCGATCTCCGCGGCGGATGGTTCTCTGTCGGTGACGTTCAACCTGACGATGACGCCCGACGTCAGCGCAATCATCAAACGCAACGGAGCTTCAGCTTGGAACAACGGCACGATCTATTTCATTCCGCTTGGGCCTGTAAAAGCAAAAGAGGTGGACGCCAGGACAACTAACCGCCTCAGCGTTTACCGCCGCGAGACCGGCGAAATCCGTTTCGGCCTGATTTACCCAGAACCAGGGGGGCTTTTCACAGTCACTCACCACTTTGTAGCGCAAGCTATTGAGCAGAACCTGACGTTGCAGTGGGCAACGCCAGTGCTGCTGCAGACCTACCAGAATGAGCTGCTTGGCGTGGAGGAAATCGATGGCTAGCAAACGAAAAACAAAACCGCCGCTTCCAATCGTAAAAAATGAAATACCAATCACACCGTTTGCCGATGTTACCAGCCGCTTTGAGCGAGGCGAGGACGTAAAAGAAACGGACCCAATTAGACTTCGCGTTGCAGAAATGCAAACAGCGCAACAATATTTTCTTGCGGTGACTGAAGCTCGCTTGTGGTGGATTAGAGAGATGCAAACCCGCCCCTTTGAACCCTGGACAAAGTTCTGGTTTCAAAATCGTGTCAGCTCAGACATGTGCTACTCGATCATGCGCGCGCTGTATAAAGGTAAATTTTTGGCGCAAAACGAATTGTGTAACTCAGTCATAAGCACGCCGGAAACAGTGCGGCTTTACATAGACGAAGCGGAGCGTTTTGATTTAGTTGCACGGGCGCGGGACTATGACGACAAACGGCGCATCTTAGTTCGACCGACACGCCGCACCACAATTTCATACGAAAACCAGCTAATTTTAGACGAGGCAATGAGATTTGCGCTGCGCGGAAAATATGTATCACAATATCACCCGCGTTATGTGTTTGAGCAGTGGGGAGAAGTACAAAAAATGCGCAAGACTCTGGTCGAATATAGCGATGATTTTGAGACAATACACACCGCTAATGCATTGCGGCGCGTTAACCTTGTATTTGATGAGGAGTTTTACCCGCAGTTCATTGGTAAAAGTGTTCAAGAATTTAAGGACTAAATTTGACCAGCAAATTGTTTGACATTTTTTGCAAGTAATTTGTGGTTCGATAGTTGTGGAAAAACGTCCTTAACAAATTGACTCAATAGATCAATTAATCAATATGCCTTATCTGAGGTATATTGATGAACGCGATGCAAAGGCCCGATTGGGCGCTCAACTACAACTACCTGTGGCATTCAAACCCACAAAGCCAGCCCACCTGTAAAACATTTTTTAACAAGTGTTACGTGCGCCCCCAGGTAAACGCAGCCTGGAGAACTGTAAAGGGCAACGATGCAAGCTTAGAGGCTACCCAGTCTGCCTGGGACATCATCCATAAATTTGCAGACGACAATGCAAACATGTGCGCCGGTCGCACAGTCCAAGAATTTTGCGACGACATTTTGTTGAAAGACTTGAGCGCAGCTGATGCACTAACTGCAGCTCAAGCAACCTTGAGCGTTTACAAACCACGGCAGTGGGATGATAGCGATCAGCCGAAATACGAACGTCGCATAGATGAGTTTGAACTGGTTGCGCATACCGCCTTGGACGGCCTCAGAGAGGCGCTGAGAGGCGTCAACCGCATAGAGGGTGAGCGGGAGGTCTGGACAGAGATACCGCGCTGTGAGCTGCCTTTTTTTGGCAAGCCAGACTATATCGGCCGAGTTGAGCTTAAAACAAAATGGGATCGCCCAGCTAAGTCAAAAAGCGGGTGGGCGCAGAATAGTCTCCCGACCAAACCCACCTACCCCCACATGACCCAGGTTGCTGGCTATTGGGCTGGCACCGGCCTGCCGCAAACCATTGTCTACGCCAACAAGGCCGACTACCGCATTTTCAGCGCAGACAATTGCGAAGAGCTGCACCCTGACAATTTAAAGAAAGTTTGGAACGCGGCCGCGCGTGATTGCCGTATCCGCGAAGGGTTGCTGCAGGCAGCGCACAGTCTTGGCGGCGACATCCGCGATCTAATGCGCTTGGTGCCACCACAATTCAGCCACCCGTTTGCCTGGGACATAGCGCCAGAGGTCAAGGCGATTGCTTTGGAGCTTTGGGATGAATGACGACGAACAAAAATTGGAGGGCTTTATAAGATGTCTCGATACCTGTTCGATCTGGATAGGCACGATAATATTAACAATTCTAGCGGCGTTGATATGGCTTTAAAATGGCCCCTCGCTCGGACAACTGACCCCGACACCAGCTTTGACGCTGGCGATAGCATGGCGGGGTCGATACCTAACCAACACAAAGAAATCCTAGCCGTGCTTGCTGACAAGGTGCCGCGTGCAGCTGAGCAGATCTCTGATGAGTTAGGCCATGACATATGGCGACGTATGTCGGAGCTGGAGAAACTTGGTTTGGTGGAAAAATGCATTAACGAGCCAAAGCACAAAAACCGAACTAATCGCCAAGCATACAAATATCGGGCGCTCTAATGGACGAGTATTACACCGAGACCAAGGCGGCAACAATCGCTGCTATGCAGGAAGCTGAAGGGCTGGGACAGAGCGATGGTGTCAACCAGCGCGGCGGTAAGAAGTATCTGGAGGTAAAGCACCGGGTCGCCGTGTTCCGAAAACACTTCGGCACAACGATGGGAATTGAGACATCGATTATGCATATCGATGACGCGATGGTCCGCGTGCAGGCAATCGTGCGAGACCAGGCAGCGATGATAGTCGGTTCCGGCATAGCAGAAGAGCGCCGCGGGTCCAGCAACGTCAATACCACGTCAGCGGTCGAGAACTGCGAGACCAGTGCGATTGGCCGTGCCCTGGCATCTATGGGCCTGCACGGTGGAGAATACGCCTCGTCTAACGAGATAGACACCGCACAGCGTAATGCTGCTGCCATCGCATCGACACCGGCACCCGCTCCGCAGGTGGAGGTACCAGGCGTGCCAAAGTTCAGCTGGTTGGATTGGGTCACTGAGCGTGCTGATGAAATCGACCATTTTGACCGCCAGTCTCAGCTGCACGGGTTTCTCGGCGACTACGGTATGCAGTTGAAGGAATTGCGCCAGGCCGACAGCGCCTTGGCTGATCAGCTTGTTAACAGATGGCAACAGAAAGAAGAGGAGTTCAAGAGATGACCGGCAGACCGCAACTAGGGAATAGCAATGTCCGCATCGAGCGGCGTATTGATCCCGATACTCCAGGTGTTAAAGCCGCAATGTATTTAAACTTTACGGACAAAGATTTGGAAGAGCAGGTGCTGGCCTACATGCGGCGCACGGGCGAGCGGCCCAACGTGGTTATCCAGCGGGTCGATGGACCTGGTCAGTACGTAAAACTGATTAGCGTAAATATGTTTGTGAATGATCCGCCTGGCGAAGATCGAGCGCCAGCTGCACCGCAAGGGGGTCCAGATGGAAGCCCTTTCTGACGATGGCGCGCTGGTAGACATTGATGCCGTATGTATGCGCCTGTTTGGCAGCGATGATTCAAAATTGCGGCAACGAATTTTGCGCGAGGTGCGCCTGGGACGAATACGGCACACAAAGATAGGAAAGCTGGTGTACGTGCCACTGGATGAGGTAGATCGTCTGGCAGCAGGCAAATAAAAAAGGGGGCCAACTGGCCCCCTTCTTTTTACACCGCAGCGCGGCGTCTTAAATCCTGGTCCTTGGTCGCACCTTCAAGCCAGTGCCCGTAAATCTCTTCCGTAATCTTGGAAGTCTCATGGCCCATCAGCGCGGCGACCTCGTTCAGCTGCACACCATCGCGATACAGCTGCAGGCTGGCATAGTGGTGGCGCAGGTCATGCCAGCGGATCATCTCAACGCCAGCACGGTGGCAGGCAGGCTTTAAACCGCCCTTGTATTTTACGCCGCCATCGATGCGCTTCTGCAACTCACCGTTCAGCTGATGGGCCCAGAGCGGTCCACCATCGTCGGCCGGAAACACAAAGTCCGTGTCCTTTGAATATTTAGACTGCAGCCTCCACTCGCGCAGATCTTGCAGCATCTCGTCAGACAAGGGCACGTTGCGATACGCGGCCGGTGATTTCGGCTCGCCAATCTCCAAACCATTCGGCCCCAGCACAATCGCCTGTTCGACGGTGACGAAGCCAGCATCGAAGTCAATGTGATGCCATTGGACGCCGCGTTGCTCACCTGACCGCAAACCTGTCTTAACGGCAAACTTAATGTGCATCGCGTAGCGGCCACCGTAGGTGATGATCTCGGCGATTATTCTTTTCGAGTAACGCTCGGCAAGATGCTTGGTCGCCTTGGTCGAGCCAATCAACTCAACCAGGTTGATTGAGTCGCACGGGTTGTAGCTGCAGAGCTTGTCGCCCACCGCGTATTTAAAAACGCCATTGAGAAATGTGTAGCGGTTCTTAATAGTTTTTGGCGCTGCTGGTTTGCTGGTGTTGGGATTAAATTCAAGCAGCTCGTTTATCGAGTTCCTAATAATATCTGGTGTGATGTCATTAAGTTCGTAACCACCAAAAAAACGGTTCCAAAAGTTACGCGACTCCCCGGCGTCTTTGGCCGTTGTAAATTTAATGTTGCCGAGTTCGTATCGACCTTTGTAAACGCCAACGCGATGGTCTGCAGCATCGGCAAAGGTTGTCTTCGACTGACCGCTCGCAACGCCGACACCCAGCAGCTCGTTCCGACGCGCAATCGCGTCGTCCTTTGTCGCGTAATATTCGCGCTTGCCTCCTACGACAGCTCGGCGCGCATCGACAGCCCAATCCTTCCAGCCTTGTTTGCTTCGCGATTTGATCTTGTAGACTTTGATGTCTGTTGCCATGAAATCCTCCATTTATTAACACTGGATGTCTATTAGATAGACACATTATGTCAATTAAACAAGAGGTGTGGGGCACTTTTGGTACCGTGGCGGTACCACTTTGGCTCCACTTTTAACCAAAAACCGCAGAAAACTGGGAAAAAAAGTGGCGGGAGTGACGGGACTCGAAACAGTTTTATTGCTTAATTGACATGCCCTGAGTGTACCAAAATGGCGCAAAACAGCCAAACTGTTTTTTACTCAGCGCACGTTAATTCAGTCGAATTATGTAGGTTTGGTACCGTGGCGGTACCGTGAGATTTGACACTTATGTCAGGTTACTTCCCGTAGCGCGCCATCGCTGATTTCTTTTTCTTCTTTGGAAAGCCAGCCTTCATATTTGAATAGGCTTTATCGCTTACCGTGCTTTTCGATTTCGGGCGGCTCGTTCCTGCAGCACGCCGCTTATTAATGTTGTCATACAGGCTCATTGTCGTTTCCTCTTCCAGGTTAAAAACTCTGCGCCCTCTTTTAAATCTGCGAAGGGTTTGACGCGGACGTTTGGCGGCGCAGTTGGGTCAATTACAAAGATGATAGAGCTGCCGTATTGCTCTTCGGTAAACCCGTGCCTGTGGCCGAACTCGTCATGCCATTTGTAGCCACGCGCCCTCGCCATGTTGACGACCTGACCGCTTGCATTTTCTTCCTGCGCCAGCGCCCAGGTGTGATGATGCCCGGCGACAAATATATCGGCGTCCTCGCCCCACAAGCTCGCTCTCTTCTGGCCGTGCAGCGGATTGTAGACCGACGTACCTTTATGATTATGGCTCGCATCGACCCGAACCGTTGCGCTCGGGAAGACCAGCTTAAACTGTGCGGACCAATCGATCATAGGAACCTGCCGCACGTTGATCGCTTTGAGGTAGGTTGAAAACTCCGAGTGCATAGTGTCGTGGTTTCCATGCAGCCACACCAGCCAAGGTATCTCTGCCTCTTCCAAGAACCATCGCGCCAGCTTCCGCTCGGTCGAGCGGCTGATATCTTCCTCGGCGTAAAGCTGGATCAGGCGACCGCCCCAGTTGTTCGTCGTGTCCCCAATGTTTACGCATCCGATGCCTGGCGTGTTCGCCATGATCTCAACGTCCCGTCGCAGCAACGGGATATTGCAATGGGTGCCCAAATGTGGGTCGCCCACCACGACCAGCCCAAAGGGATCGTCCGACTTTATTTTTATGTCGAACCACTTTTTTGCCTGCTGGTGTTCCTGCTTCTTTTCCCACCGCTTGGACAGGTGATCGAGTATCTCGTCAGGGCTTATATCCTCGTCAGGAAATTCCGGCAGCGTGACATCGTCGTCGTCTTCAATTTTCTCAGCCTCACCAAACCGCGTGGTGGCGGCTCGCACGCGGCCCTCAAATGTGGAGCGGTTCATCCCAAGCGCCTTGGCGGCAGGACTTATGCCTCCGTACTTTTCAACCGCAGCAAGAGCGTCGAGACACTGCTTGTCAGTCAACGGTTTACCGGCCATCAGCCGCGCATCTGATCAGCAAGACGGTTGGCGCGTTGCGGCACCTGCTCAGCAAAACGACTGTCGAGCAGCTCGGCTGCGGCTGTTTCATAATCAGGCGGCTGTTGTGACAGAGCTGCCAGCATTAGTTTGAACTGCGACAACCTCGGCGCGCCAAGCTGAAAACAGAGCTGCACCACCACCGACTGTCGCGACGGGTTCAACTCGTCAAACCATGTCCACCGCTGACACTCCTTTATCGTGCGCTTTATATCGTTTTCCAGTAAATAGTTGGCTTCGTCTTCTGAGATACCGATGCCGCCGTTGGCGTCGATGTTTCGGCCATAACCGACAGTGTGCGCGCCAGCCGTGCAGATATAGCAGTGCCCCTTGTACCCTTCCTCAAATTTTAGAGCTTCAGCGATTTCGTCTACCGGGTACATTTGCATCTGGTTTCCGTAAGTTGTTAGCGACTTTTTCTCATGTTCTCGCGCGCAACGCCCTTCCACTTCTCAGCGGAACGCATACCTCCAAGCCCGAGTAGCGCCATGATCAGCCCGGTCAGCTCCTCTGTTTGCAGCGACGGCAGCGTCACAAGCGGATACCAAAGCACGATGGCCCAGCTTGCAATCGGCGCAAGGATGTACTGCCAGGCAAGAGCAAACGCGCAAATCCACATGATGGCTGGCCTAGCCCCTGACACAAATACAGAGGGATGCTTTGCCTGCTCGATGTTTGCCTGCGCCTGTGCCAAATCGAGACTTATCATTTGGCTCTTCAGCTCGGCGTTAAGTTTTGTTTTGAGGTCTTTGTCCTCAACGAATTTATCCAGCACTTTGCCAGCAACGCCGACAACGCTGTCTACCAATCCGATCATGTCGCCTTCCTTTCGCTCGCTACTGGCGGGTGCGATCCATTATGCTGGTGACGCAGCCGCTCGACCTCGTCAGCTATGTAGCTCACGCGCTCGTTGAGGCTAGCCATCGCTATGGCACGCTTTTCCCGCTCGGCTGGCGCGAGCATATCGGTGATCGTGCTGAGAGATTGCGTATGCTGACTGATTACAATTTCCTGCTGATCGCTAATTTTATCGAGCGCCCTGATACGCCCTTCGATGTCCGCAAGCTGATCAATCACAGCCTGCAGTTTCGTGCGAACAATGGCGGCAGCAGAGACAATGCTGATCAACATACCGCCAAGCGTTAGCAGCATTCGGGCGTCTAGCTCCATTAGAGATAATTTCTGATT